CCTTAGTTAATTCATCTTCAATTAACCCTCTATTAGTTTTTAAATCTTTACCCATTTTATCAGTTAAATCAATAAATGACCCGGGACCTTCAAACACAAAATATTGTGAGATTACTTGTTTAGCACCATTTTTAAGTGTTATTTCAAGATTATTAAAAAGATTTGAATTATCTAACTCAGCTTGGAATTTTGTTAAATCCTCGGGAGTTGGTTGACTATTCTTTTTTTGTGATTTATAAGTTTCGGTTAAATTAATATCATTTGATTTAATATCTATTGTGAAAACCCCCTTCGTCTCATATTTTACATTATTAGGGATAGAACATTTAGTCACTTTACCACTAATTGTATAACTACCTTTACCATCTACATTACCACAAGTAACATTTTCATTTAATAATTTGTTATATTGGTCAATTTTTCCTTTTAATTTTGAAATGGCATCACTTTTCTTTTGAGCGTCTAAATTTTTCTTAAAAGTATAAACTTTTGTCCCTGATTTATTTAAAATATAATAATTTTCAGTATCCATAAATTCATTAAACCACGAAGTTTTTACATTATAAAAAACTTCTTTTTGATAATCCATCAAATAAGTTCCATAAGTGTCTAAATTAGTCAGTGGGTCTAAATTTTGTTTAGTAAACGAATCAAGAACATTCTTAATAAAATTTTCTATTCTATCTTTCATTTGCATTAACGTAATCTCGGGAAAATCATCAGGTATTAATCCTTTTGATTTATACTCACTATACATTTCTCTAATTTTTTGATAACCTCTTTCAACAACAACACTTTCTGTTTGTGTTGTTGTACCTGGGCCACCACTAGTTTTACTCACATTAAACCTTGACTGATACATATGAGGTGTCGCCAAAAGAGCCCCCATGGTTACATCACTTAAAACCGTATATTTGTAGGTATAAAACTTTAAATCAATATCAAAATTGGCTGTAGTAGTATTATATGTTGTAGTAAAATTTTGTAACATTAACGCTAACCTAACCGCTTTACCATAATAACCTTTAATAGTTAAATGAAATAATGGATAAGGTAAATTAAAAAAGGCTGCGTATGGTGAATTATCGCCCGCCTCAAACAAAGCACGTCCTTTTACATCAACTAATCTAATATCAATTGTCGGTAAAAAATCTAATCCTTGTCTAATATTAATTGACGTAATTCCTAATAAACCATTATCTGTCGCTCCCGGTTTACCATTTGAACTAATAGTTTGTTTAATATAAAAATCATCACTATTATTGGGATTCGTAACACTATTGAATGTTGGTTGATTTACACCATCCCCTTTTATCGCACCTTTACCGGTTATCTCATCCGTATAAGAATTATCTAAATAGTCCTTACCACCAGGTTTTAAAAAATTAATTTTAGCAATAGACACTGTTCTAATAGAATCGTTGTTTGCCACACCAAGAGCTAATTTAGTTCTTGGTAAGACATTACATTCAAGATTAGCATACATCACTAAATCTTCTTGTTTTACAAACCTATCCTTGACTTTATTATCACTATCAATAACTTTGTTTGGGTCAATAATTGTAATATTATTGTAGTCGAATTCGACCAATATATTTTCGGGTTTACCTACCATAATAATAGAAATGATTTTCTAATTGAGATTTATATTCTTGTAAAGATGATACCAAAGGAAATGGTATTGTCAATATACCACCATCCGGTATGGACCATTCCTCACCTCCAAAAATTGGGTTAGCCGCAAGTATTAACCAACCAAAGGTCGGAGTACCATAATATTGTTGAGATATTTTATCTAATCTAGATTGACCTACCTTGTAAATAACTTTTTTATCTGACGATTTACTCGAAATAGAGATATAAGGAACAACACTTTGTTCCCCATTTAATAAAAATTCATTATATCTATTATAATTCTGTCTATTATTCATTTTTAATTAAATTGAGTTTTATCAGTCCAAGTTGTTTTATCTCCAATATTATTACCTTTATACAATAACATTAAATTAGAACTTTGTTCGTCGTTTCTTGAAGAAGGTTCCGTATTATAAATAAATTTACGTGTCTTACCTTTTTTATAAAGATTTTCAACAACAAGATAATCACGATATTCTTTACTTTTTTTAAGTTTTTTATAAAAAACCTCTTCAGCACTTAATTCATTCTTAACTTTATCCTCAAAATTATTAACAATTGTGTTAAACTTTCTTTTTAATGTTGATGTTGATTTATCCATTTCATTTGTAATAATTAACGATTTAAACGTATTAAATTTATCTTTATCATTGAAAATTTGAGCCATAATCATAAAAAATCTTTTATCCGGTAATTCTTGAATTTCTGTTCCAAAAGCTTTAAAACCACCAGGTTCATTATATCCGTCATAAATAATTTGATTAGTCGTTAAAAATCCATCAAATTTTATTATGTTATTAGAAACTGATTTATAATCACTCGATAATTCATCATATGTATCAATTGGTAATGGATTACTTAATGGACTAACTTCTGTTGTTCCCGAAATATTATATATTTTAGGTTTTAAATCTATAATGACACCATCCGATAATGTTGTTACAAAATTAATTTTTCTAAATACTTGAACCATGTCCACTTGTTGTTGGACAACATTATTAATAATGGAATTAACCCCAAAACTAAAGTCAGCCTTATAATCGTTTAAATATTTTTTTAAATTTGTTTTAACCGTTCGAATTGTAACATCATTAAATTTATCAGAAATTAACCCTAAAATTATAAAATTAGTGTCATTATCAATATCTTCGATTGTTTTATCAAATAAGTCATTAATTCTAGTTTCAAAGACAGATTTACCAAAAATATTAACTGTTACAGGAGCTGGTAAATTATCAATATTAAATTTAAATGACCCATCCGTATATTGTCTTTCTTTGGAGATTAATTGCCAAATACCATCATTATATGATTTACTCATAGTTTCCGCCTGATTTACAATATTAATATAATACTCTTTTGTGACATCTAGTAAACTATCCATAATTTTCATATAAGTAATATCCCCTGTTTGACCACTCGTACTATTAATAGTTGTTTGGATTTGCCCAATAGTTTCACCAGCAGAGTTTGATTGTTGATTATCAACTTGGGTCACAGTTGGTTGGTCATCAATTAAAGATTGGAAATATTCTTTATCTAATTTTTTCCAACTATCATCCGTCCATTTAGCTCTCTCATCATAAATTTCAGTATTTGCGTAGTAATTAAATGATAACGCATTTTGTAATTCTTCCACAGGTTTTTCAAGACCCATACCCCCAATTAAATCAAATGACATAGTAACATTTGCTATCATTGGCTGAATTCCAATCCCCTCAGGATTTAAATCAAAAACCAATGGTTCATAAGTAAATGCAACACTTTTAGGGATAATTTTACCATTATAAAAATCACCAATTCTTAATACTAACACAGGTGGTGCACCAAATGAGGTGTTTAACGCATCGTTTTGAACTATCTGTCCTTTATCACCGATAACCGGAATTGATTCACCAGGTCGAACGCATTGATTTAAGAAGGTTAATCGAGAGTTTAATCCTTCTGGTGTCATAGAGTGAAACGCAGGGTTAAAATATTTAATTTTTTCCTGTATAGAATCATATAACATCGGGACCTCTTTTTTAACAACATCAAAATAATCGCATTCCGAAAGAAGTTTTCTCAAAATTAATTTACTAATTCCTTCTTTTAATGTTTTTTCTGTTCTATAACTTGGCACAGGTTTTGGTTTTGGGGCTGTTGATACAGGTATTATAACATCTTTTATAATAGGCTCAACTGGTTTATCAACCGGTGTTGGGGTTACTTTTATTTCTTTTAAAATAACTCTTCTACAAGCCATAGCACTTACAGAATACCATTGTGAGTCCTTAGTAACTTTATTTGTTTTTGATAAAATATCGTCAGTACAATTAACGGAAGCCCCAAAAACACCAGTCGCTGATTGTGGGAACGACACTGTTTCACCCTCACCTTTGTTAACATCAACAAATGTTAGAGACTTATCTTCATTTATAAATTTTGCTAATTTAGTTGTTTTTAAATATTCAACAACAGAATTTTTTCTTCTTATAGATAATGTAACATTATAATCCTTATTTGCCGGAGCAGACGCGGAACTAGTTAAAGTTACTTGGATAACCCCTGTTTTTTCACTTAATATTTTGAAAGCATCCTCAACAAAACCATTATTAATTTGATTAAAATTATCAATGACAACATTAGTAAAAAATGGTTTTACGTTTAAATTAATACTTGGAGGACTAAATGTATTACTCGATATTGCAACATATTGGTCTTGATTCATACTACTAACATAGTTGTCATAATCAGCTTTATATGTTGAATTAGGATTTGGATTTGTCTTATTTGATGGTCCCGGTATATCATTATCAAAATAGAAACCTAAATTATTATATTTACTTAAATCAACAGTCGATAATTCAATATTTGTTATAACAGCCGATGTTCCTGGCGTACCAGCCTTTGTAATAATAGGTGTTCCTTGGACACTATTAATAACGTCTTTCGCAGTATTTGTATCCAAATTAGGATTATTTAATATCTGTTGGTAAGTATATAAATCTTTTGTTGGAACAGTATTAAACTTTTTAGCTAATTCATAAATATCATATTTAACACATCCCGCAAAAAACGAATCTATAATTGAATTAATTCTTTCTTTATTTTGACCTTTCAATTGTTTTTCAACAATAGTATTCATAACCGAAGGATGGTCAACAATTATTTTCCAACTTAAAGTTCCGGTTCTTTTAGTATCTTTATATGTATATATCGGTTCAGGTCGACCCAAAAATGATGTTTCAGCCCAGTTAGCACTACTAGTATCGTTAAATTTTATATCATATGGTGGGAACCACATAACTCTACCACCATTTGGACCTTTTTCACAAACCGGTAATTCGTCATAAGTATACCCTTGTTTACTTGATGTTCTCCAAGCCAAATTCTCAATTGAGAACATATATTTTTTAGCATACCCACCAATACCATTAGGACCATCAGCAATAATATTTGTTGACCCCGGATTTCTTGTAGGTGAGATGTTTAAATTAAAAGTGTTATCAAACACCGAACTTGTAAATTTTCTACCTGATGTTGTAATACCATCTGTTTTTTGTAAATCATTATAAGTGTAATATGGTGTATCCTTAGTAAATACTCGACAATACTCTATACCAGCTTCACCTCCCGTTGTTTGGTCTGTATACGACACAACCTGAGAACCTTTTGTCATTTCTTTATATCCATCGTGAAATACTTTACTTACCTGATTAATCGCGTTACCAACGTGTTTTAATCTTGAAATACCTTGGACGTTATCAGCTGAATTAACTAATCTTTGTGTCTCATCTAAGATTGATGTAGATTTAAAGACAAAATTTGTCGATTCATCTTTAAGATAATTGCTACTAATTAAATTATATTCAGAATCTGCCGAACCTGAACCTCCACCCGGTGTTGCGTGAAAACCAGCGTTTGGTTTATATTTTGGTGAAGTCCAAACAAATTGCCCGTCAATACCACCACCATCACTTAATGATTTTGCCGCAAGACCAAATTTAAGAGTATCTTGATTACCTTCAAATAAAATACCCATTTCAGAAGGACCATAAACTGGAACTTGTTCTTGTTGACCGAAAGCATTAACCGGAACTTGATTTGGTGGTGATGTTATTGTAGATGGTTCAGAGTTTCTACTGCCAACATAATAACCACCAACTAATGTTCCATTATCAGGGTTTATTAAACTAACAATAGCCTGTCCAATACCTAGTAACCCACCATAATCTTTTTTATAGTTTGGTTGATAACGGTTATAATTAATATTTTTAAATAATACTGACCTTTGTCCGTTTCCGGTATTTGCCAAGAATATTTCGGAAGGATTTCTTTTACTATTTAATATTGGTCCTAAAAATCCACCGGTTAATTGATTAACAACATTTAAAGCATTTGATGTTTGTTGTGTCTGACCGTTTCGAGTATTATCTGTAAAATAATCACCAGGGATTAAAGAAACAGGCCAATAAGCCCCACCTAACCTTGTAATTAAGTCGGCCGCCGCTGTAATAGGGTCTTCCGGTGATGTAATTTTCCAATTTTTATAAATTAAAGGTTCTTGTCCGGTAACTATTAAACTAGCTTCAAAAGGGTCTTGTAATGATTGTAAATTAACCTGTCCAACAGTGTTAATGAAGATTTGTCGATTAATTCTATCTTGAAATAACCGATTTAAATATGTTGCACCTAATCTCGCTAAATAAGAATCCTGAGATAATGAACCATCACTACCTGTTGGATTTGTTGATAATAAAATACCATATGGTGAATATGATGACGCAATAAATGTTGTCGGTAAATAAGGTTGATGTATTGGTTGACCTAATATCTGAGTAGTAACCCCATACATATCATTAAAACCCCCTACCGGACCATAGTAGTTGTCAATATATGCAGCATCAATAAAAAATTCATTAACTAAATCTAATACGGTATCATTTGGTCCGTACTCCCCTTGATTTGAATTAACCGGAAGTAGAACACCATTATAATTAATATTTAAATCATAACCACCTGTTGGTCCGTATTCGTTTAATGGATATAATAGTGACGCAAATGGGTCGTTAGCGATTAATTCATTTGGTGAATCAATAACACTAAAATTACTTAAAGACACTTCGGCATTAATACCCGATACAGTCGGACTATAAACACCAGTAACACTATATGGTGATAAATTTCTAGCTAATAAAATATCTCTAAACGAAGATGATGAAGTAAATGATAATGTACTATTTGACATATGTTTTTTTCTTTTATAATAAATAGATTAATAACCTATTTTTAACTTATCCCCGGATTACGAAGTTGTTCATTTTTACCAGGTATCATCTTAGACATCCCATCTCTAAGACTAACGGTCATTTTTTCCATAAACTCCGGACTTTTGAATATTGCCTCAGCTTGTTTTGCGTCAAAATTTGCCGAGTTAGAATCTACTTTAACATTTAAATTATGAGTTATTTCAAATTTTGATGGAGTACTTGATGATTGAGAACCACTCACACTACTAGTACCAACATTGGTACTTGGTATTGTTGATGCCGCTGGTGAAAGGGGTACTCCCATTATTCGTTCTACGGATTTAATTAAATTACCAATAACTGGAAAATCATCGCTTAATTTATCCGCCTGTATTTTAACATTTGAAAATGATGTTATCATTTCAGTTTTAATAAAACTACCAAATTCACTCATTACATTCCCTAAACCCGCGGATACTGTCCCACTATTAGCGTATTGAGCAATTGCCTCATTTAATGTTCCAGTAAATTTATCTATTCCTTTTGCAATATTTTTCGATTCAAGTGATTCACCTGGGATAGATTCTGCCGCCGCTGCAATACCACGAAGAGCAGTAATTGATGTTCCTCCGGCTTGGGATTTTGCAACGCCTAACCCTGTTCTATCCGATAATGACATAATTGCCGCGGAAATAGCTTGTGTAGCACTTAATTGTTGTTTAGCTAATTCCTCCATTGTTGGAGGAGCTGTATTTGCCATTGTTTTAATAGCCTCTAACTCAAGACCTGATAATTTATCAACGTCTTTCATATCACCTGACGCAGTTTTTATCTGATAAGTCCCCCCTGAACCCATTTCTGCCATATTGGCAATCATTTTTCTATCGTCCTCACTAAACGTACTTGGGAAACTGATTTCTTTTAACTTCTTGTCTAAATCAGCACTACCTAAAGCCATTTTAGCTAAAGTACCACTAGTTAACCCCATAGCTTGTTCGACTTCTCTTAATTGACGTTTTGCCCCCGGCATAATCTCAAAATGTCCATCTTTACCTAATTGAACAAATTGTTTACTCATTTCCGCAATTTGATTTTGTAATTCAGCCGGGTCATTTTGTGATAAATCCATTAATTTTAATGGGTCTAATAATGAACTTTGGGAAACACCTAATCTTTGCATCGCAGCCGCAACTTCAATTGCCCCTTCAGGATTAAAAACTTTTTCGGCAAACTCTAAAGTTTGAGACATATCAATTCTTAACGATGTCGCTTGTGCCGCCATTTTAGCCAACCCTTGCACACCACCTTCAAAATTATATTTGTTAAGAGCTTCCATATTGGTTAAAACTTTTTCTGAAACTAACTGTGCGTTAACCCCCGATTGTCTAGCAACATCCACAACTTTTTTCATTTCTTCTGTTGCTTTTCCTGATGAAATACCGGCATTTGCCATATTTTCAACAATTGAACTAACCTCTTGTCCGGTAACTTTCATCGTTGCATACAAATCTTTAGTTGTTTCTTCAGATAATATGATATTCCTACCTAATTGTCTTGACGCCGCCTCTTGTACATTAAGAACATCTTCAATATCCCCACCTAATCTTCGTACCGAGGTAACTGAATCGGCCATACTACCACGTAATAGGTCAGCCATAGCTTGACCTTGTCCGAATTGTTTAAGCATTGATGCCGCCGCCTCATCGAGAGTCAGCACAATTTCAGCTATCTTTGATGGTAAGATATTAGATGTTACAATATTTTCAATACCTTTTATAGGTGATTTATCTTCTGGTGGCATAGTTAAATATGTTTATAAATAAATACACCAAACATAGTTTTTAAATCACTAGTCTGGTGTGTTATCATCGATTATTCTGTTTATTAAATATTTTCTAACATATGTCGGCATTGAGTGGAAATCCGAATACGATACATTAACTGACTTTATTAAATACAAATACTCCTCAATTAATAATTGTTTATGATTAGAAGAAAGGGCGAAAAAAGTCCACCCCAAAGGATACCTCGAAAGGAACCAATTCTCCGGAAGGGGCGATTACACTTCTTTTTAAGTCCAATGACGGCTCATTTTCTCTTAAAAAATTTCTTATGTACTTAGAATCCATAATTGGTAATGAATCAACAAATAAACTGATTTTTGACCTATCACTATCCCCATCAATCTCAACAACGTGTTTCATCAATTTCCAAGTAATATTAGGTGCTTGTCTACCAACCGGATATTGTGCAACCATTTTTTCTAACTCAATGGTATCATAAAATGTGGTTGGTTTTAATTTAACTGTAATACCAGTCTTTGGTAATTTAGTCGTAAATGTACCATCTTCATCTGGTTTAACCTCAGTTTTTCTAATATTTAATTCATCCAAGACAACAGTACCCACAAATGGCTTGTTAGTTTTTGGGTCAATTAAATTAATACTATATTCTGAACCAAAAGACGTATTTCTTAAAAATATTAAAATTGCCTCAACATCACCATCTAAAAGTTCCTCGGGACGTAAATCGTGTTCGTACATTTTATTTCTCAGTAATGTTAAAATAATATTTTCAGTACCACGACCAGAACCAATTAAATAATTTTCATCGTTTGCGGTTAAATAACCAACTTTAACAGCTTTCTTTTTTGATTTATAAAAAATACCACCTGTCGGTAATTGAACCACATCGTGTGGTAAACTGAAATTTTGTGTTCCAGCGTCTATTAAATTTTGTTCCATATAATTTTGTTTTTATTATAAATAATAGGATATCTTTTTTTTATATAAACAAAAAACCCCACATAATTAAATGTAGGGTTGAATATGTTTTATTTGAATAAATTAGTAAACTAACACACATCTATCCATACGAATAGTAGCTGAAATAGTTGCCAAAGCATCTTGACTATAAGCTAATGAATCAAAGTTAACATCACTTAACCAAGAACCTTCCAAAATCCATTTTTCCACAACAACACCTGTCGGGTCTAACATTTCAAGGTCAATGTTTTTCTTGTATCCCGCAGCATATCCCATACGACCAGTTACAGACTCAGCACATAAACGTACCCATTCCATTAATGCTTGTGACGCTGAAGGTCCAATTGGGTCTCTAAATTTAACCGCAATCGTTCCCCAAGTAAATCTACCAGCAACATACGTTGAAGTATTTAAAAAAGGTATCTCAACGTCTTTAACTGTTATATGTGGTCTGGCTGCAGATTCTACGAACCATTCGTTAATCCCTAATGTAGATGGAAATCGTACAATAAACCTATTTTGTCTTTTTGGTTCATACGGGATGGGCATTTTCATTAATAAATCAGCCATTTTCTATTTGTTTTTTAATTTTTATTTTTGTATTTTACATATTGTTTATTATAAATATTACACATTAGTTTTTTTTTCACTTGACTTTTATAAATAAATTATTTATCATTCTAGAAATCCTAGTTTTTATTTAATAGTTTATTTAATAATTTTTATTTACTAGTTTAATATTAATATTCTTTTTTAATTCCTCCTGCTGTAGAATAAGTTTTAATAATATTTTCTGGGTCTTGCTCAAAATGTTTTTTAACTACATCCACATTTTTTATGTCGTCGTCAGAGAAACCTATTTTTGGAACAAAATAATTACTTATCCTATTTTTTAAAAATGCCTTTTTTTGTAATTCATTTGAGATGTGTTTAACATAACCAACAAATTCTCTTAAAGCCTTAATTTTTCCTTCTTCTGGACTAGACGCTGAACCTTCACCAAAACTTACTGGATAAAATCTACATAAGTCCAAATATTCTCGAATCATTTCTCTTTTAGAAATAGTTTCTTGGTCTGCTAAATCACGGAATTTTTCTAAATTTTTAATCAATTCTGATGAGTCTATACCATTATAGTTTGAGGCGATGTAATTGTAACAAGCCTCTTTAATTACCGATGGGGTATGACCTCTCGCTGTAACAATAGCAAATATTGAACCATTATTAATTGCCTCAACAAAATCAGGCCAAGCCGGACCCGGTTTAGCAACCATTGCCTCAACAATAAACTGTTTATCACCAGTTATTCTAAAATATCTATATGGGTCTTCACCATAACCAACAATAGTATGACCGTCAAAATCAAATGGTTCTTTACCTATTATATCTCTATATTCTGCAAAGTCTTCTGTTGACATTCCTACTTCATCACCATCTTCATCTTTAAGAATGATTTTAGTGGGCATTGTAACTATATTATCATCCCAATCAAAAGCGTAATACTTTTCATTAGGGGTTCCATAATCATCAATACCTTCTTTTAATTTTATTTTTAACATAGTTTTAATTTAAAGTTTAATTGTGACCCACTATAATAATGAGTCACAATTAATGTTAATATGGTACAAAAATACAAATAATATTCAATATACCTAACTTTTCTTTATTATATATTCTCGAAAGAAGCTCCGGTTGGAGTAATATAGAACGTAATGTCTATAAATTCTAACGATTTGGTTGGTTTGATGTAAATCTTACCAGTCATTTGATTTCTATCTAAATCAGCAGTGTCTGATGATACTGTAACTCGGAAATCATATAAACCTCTGTCTCTTCTAATAGCATCCAAGATAGGGTTAACCGCGTCTAAGAAGTCTTGTCTTACTTTTTGGTCGTTTTGTTCAAACAATAACCTTACAGATACCGCTGAAATCAATTTACGAGCTTGAAGTAATAATCTTCTCACATTTATTCTATCAAGAGCTGATTGAGCTACTTGTAGCGTTTTGTTACCCCAAATTACTGTTCCAACATCAGAGAAAGTCGCAATTGGATTGATACGTCCTTGGTAAAGGGTGTCTCTATCTTCTTGTGTTAATTTCTTTCTAGCTTTAACAGAGTTTACGATACCTCTTGTATAACCTGCCGCTGCGAACCAAGGGAACGCAATATTATCAGTTAACGCCAAGTTTCTAACAACTTCCGCAGTTGGTGGTAAATAGATTTGTGTATTATTAACACTATCTCTTGTTAACACCCAAGGGTAGTAAGTTGCTGTGTAGTTAGAGTCAAGACCGATGTCCTCTAAACTATTTACCGCTTCTTGTGGGTAAATTAAATCAGTTGCTAAATCAACAGTTGCGGTAAATAAATCAATATCAGGTGTAGTACAAACGTATAATGAATCCGCTCTATTAAATTCTATCATTTCAATAGCATCTTCAACTAAATCACTGTTATTTACATAATCAATACCAGGGGTTACAAATATATTAATATTTACAGCCTCAGGATTAGAGAATGTTTGTTGACCTAATAAATAAGCGTAATAATCAGAATTACCCCAATCAACAGTATTGTTTCCAACGGTAATTTGTTTAAATGCTCCCCAGCCTGTTGCTGTTGGATATTTAATGTCCGAACAGTACCCATTTAAGAATCCTATTCTACCTAACTTAAATGTGTCGGTATTTGTTCTTGATTCTCTATAGATATCCCAACCATCAAAACCACCTTGAACCAATAATGAGAATTTACGAGAGTATATTCTATAGTAAGGACTTGCCTCACTTGTTGGGTCGGATGTAAATGTTGCATCACCAACATAATAAGCGGGTGTTCCACTAGTTGTGTAAATATTAGATATTGTAATACCACTAGCATTTTTATCCATATGGTAACCTTTAGTTAATGATAACCATTCAGCGGAATCACTATTAACACATAAATTTAAAGGTCTTTGTTTACCTTTGTATTGAAATAAATCAGAATCAAATCCTGCTCCATTACCTGTTGAAATACCTAAATAAGTTCTACGAACATTATCTCCCGGACTTAGTGTTGAATCATTTGAACCCGAACTTAAACCAAATGGAGGGTCAAACACGACTTCACCTGGATAATCGTATTTAGTTTTATAAATTGGGAAAGGTGATTTTGATGAACCATATTGTCTCATTTTAAATCCTTGAAATCCACAAGGTAAAGAGTCAATTGGTGCATCCTCATTCATCTCAACCATAATGTATTTAGAATTTAACGCATATTCCCCATCTGTTGTACCAATTTTTTGTGCCACAAATGAATTATCTTGAGGATTCATAGAACAATTTGTAAATTTCTCAATAACCACTGGATTACTATCAGTGTCGTAAAAATCTCTAACTAAAATATCGAAAGTTAAATTACCAAAAGACATATTCGATATTGAAATTTTAACTTCAGTATTTGCCGAATTACCATCTGAAATTGTTGCAAATCTAAATAAATTAAAAACTTTATTACCCCTAACTTCTGATACTACCCATGGAGATGACGGTGTTTGATATTTCTCTAAGTAATACGCTATTGAAGATGAATCACCACCCGCCGCTCTTGGTAACGATATTAAATCACAATTAATACCTCTAATGTAACCTTTATTATAACCATAGTTTAATAATGACTGATATTTTTCTTCAACAAACACAGGAACTGTTGTTCTTGGTTTTGAAAAGTTCGATGAACCAAAAACTTTAGAAATATATTTAGAATCTGATTCACTAAAAGATGTCTCAAATAGATATGTGTTTCCTTCATAATCTGTTACATTTAAACCAAATTGATTAAATGGGTTTTTAGATATGTTTGAATAAGTCGATGCTGTACAATTAATCGAAACATCTGTTAATCCTGATACTTGATAAACAGGTCCATTACTATCTGTACCATATGTTGCAATACCTCTTGAACGTAATGTTGCAATTACCATATCATCAAAATCTGTATATGACACACCTGAGTAAACATAAATTTTACCACTAACAGTACCACTATAACAAGTTTTTATTGAACCTACGTTACTACTTCCAGTATTACCTGTTGTTGAAGGATTACAAGGATTTTCGATAATTACATTGACAGTCCAATTATTAATCACTGAACCATCCTGAGAAGTTAAAACATAAGGTTTAGTTCCCCCTGAAAAGTTTTGTGTTGTTCCACTACTTTGTTGGGTAACACCACTAACCGTTACACCTGTTGTACAAGCACTAAACGTAACCGTCAATGCTGTTAAACCTGATGTTGGCGTTGTAAATGGTAACACAACATCAATTGTGTTAGTATTATAATTAATACTACCTGACGTTAATGAAACTGTTGAAGAACTAACTGAAAACGAGTAAAATGTTGCACAATTTGAAGATGTGTTTGTTTGAGTTAAATTTGTTACAACATTATAATACGAAAACCCGCTATAAACACCATTAGTGTTATCAAACAATGAATAGTACCAAGGGTCGTTATTTGCATCTGTGTAATCAGCATTTGTTGAGCTAACATCATCAACACCGTACACGTTATTTACAGATGTGTAAGCACTTAATGAGTTATAATCAGAACCTGATATTGTACCGTAATAATTAATTGATGTTGCAGAATGACTTGGTGTTACAATAATATCAAATAATTGTGTTTGAATATCATCTAAAATTCTTGAAGTACTACCATTAAATAATTCGTAAGTATCGTTAATTTTATTAGAAATTAATGTTGGAACTGAAAATACTTCCACACTACCAAGATTATCATTACAACCTGTGAAAGTATAAGTAAATGGTGTTATGGTATAACCAGTACAAATATCTAAACATAAAGATAAATCATATGTAGAACCCGAACATTCAAACCCAACAGTTGATTTATCAACATTTGCTATTGTTTTTATAGACCAAGATGGTCCTGCGTCATATCCTGACAATCCCAAAATTCTAGTAACAAACAATTGGTTTGATTGTTGTAAATAAGATTTTGCGATGTACGAAGCCTCATACTTCGGTATTTGTGTATTGATAAACTTTTCAGGGGATGTTCCTCCAAAAAAAGTTGAGAATTCATCGAAGTTACGTATAAAGATTGGTTCAAATGCGGGACCTTTTTGTGTCTCACCTACGATACCTAATGTGGTTACACCCACACTCTGTGCTACGAAACTTAAATCAACTTCGGAAGTATATACCCCAGGAGATACGAATACTTTGCTGTTTGTTGCCATTAGTTTGTTTTGTTTATAATTTTATTTATATATAAATATTAAAAAAAAACCAAAATACTTTACTTCGTAGCAACTATTTATATTTTAGGGA